GCATCCACATGAGCCGACTGAAAAAAAGCCATTACCTTTGCTAAAAACGCCATAATTTGTTCCATTGTTATTTTCCTCCGATTTGTATCCTATCTTGTTTTTTGTAATTCTAAAAGTCTGTCAACTTTTTCATCTAATTTATCAATTTTCGATTCTAATTTATCGTCAACAACTCGTCGGTCTATCTTGAATTCTTTAAAGTCTGTGCTTGTCGTGTTGGCTAAAGCTTCAACTTTTGTCATCCAAGCTGCTCCACCTATGACGCCAGTGGTAATTATAACTATTAGGGACAGAGGCATTAAAGTTGTTTCAGATAGAATGTTTTTCATTTAGATTCTCCGACATTAAAATTAAAGGGTGTCCAGCCTCAAAGTATTTTTTATAAGATTCTGTTACAGAACTATATTTTCTTTTTACGCCAATCTTAAATAAAAACCTGACCAATGGATATGCTAAATAAGTCCAATGAGTTTTTGAGAATTTCTTTTCAAAGACCATGTCTAAAACCTCAATGGCAAAATTATTGATGTTAACAGTCGAAGGTGTTCCGAAGAACCCAGCTACAAGGATTCCGCCAAGCATCCATACATATTCCGTTGGATATGGGATATATCCTGCACACATTTTTATAAAACAAATTGTGCCTCCCTGAACAGTAGTTCTCAATTCCTGTTTTGAAGGATCAACAGAATGAAAAGACCAGCCTGATTTGTTCCCGTGATCTGCCATTTTTCTAGCATAATCGAATTCACAGAAGACAGAAACGCCAGCGCGTCCCACTAAGTTGTCATGTGCATCCAGTTCGTCGTTACCAACGCCACGCTTGTAAACACCATCGACCTCAACGCCGTTAATGATAACCTTTGTAGCCTCGCACGCGTGAAAGGCTCGATTAATGTCATCTTGATTAAATAATTTGGCCTTAACAAATTTTGCTAATTGATATCCGAGAAAAAGAATACCGTTAGAATTCTGAGCGTGATCTTTTCCAATTAGACCAAGCCCATCCTTCGTGACGTAATGAGAATAATAAAGAGTTTTTAGTTCTTCATTCGTCATGGTTTTTTACAAGAAAAAAATCCATCTTAAAGAGCTTTGCAATCACGCATGAGAACTGGTTTTGATGAACATGATGCCAATAATAGAATTAAAAATATATATTTCATTTTATCCAACTTTCCTGATTGCAATATAGTTATAAGTTGCAGATCCATCGAGATTTACCGCTGCAAGAGTTTCTTCAAATACTGCTTTAAGGATATCCCCTGCAATACATTTGAAAAGAGCATTGGTGATCGAATAGTAGCTGCGCGATGTTGTGCTATAGGAAACGTCAAATGCTCCAGATCTAACTCGTGTCACACTGCCAGTTTGAGATAAGCGTACACCAAAATATTCCCCCGCCGCTCCTGCTGCTACAGTTGCCGTACCAACACTAGCTGTTACGGAGTAAACTCCCGCTACAGGTACTGTAAATAATCCAGTGGATGGATCATAACAACCATGGCTATCAAAAGTCTCAGAGCTATAAATAATAGTGTTACCGTTGGTTACGGCTTGAGAACTTGTTGTAGCTTCGCAGTTAATTTCCTCACTCGCAGCAATCGCGCTAGGACCTGAGAGGCGTTCGATGGAAATCCAGTTTTCGGACGCTACTCCGTTAGCTGAAAAAGTATTCCCTGATTGGTTAGTTACTCTAACATCTAAAGTGTCTCCAGCTACACAATCTATGGTCCCACTACCTTCTATTCCTTTATAAACAGAGGCAGTTGTTTCATACACCCTAGTACCCATGGTTTGATTAGCTGAACCATTTTTATACAGATATAAATTTATATAACCGTTTGCAGCAGATGCCACCTGAGTTCCACTAATTTTTGTCTTTACAACATATTTACCAGAAACAGGTACTGTGTATGTATCTGTGCTCCAAGCTCCGTGTGTATCGTAAGTTGTTCCTGTTGAAAATGTAGCCTTTACAGTACCAGCGGAAGTATAACTTGTTGCAGTTGTCGATGTAGCTCTAGCAGCCACAACCCTAGTGTCTGTGTCGTTTGACATTTGAACGGTGGATTCCCAGCCCTCGATAGGGACTTCTGCGTACAAGCTTATCGTGTGTCCTGTTCCACTAACTCCGTTACTATTTTGCTTATTAAGTCCCGATGTGGTGGAGTTATGTGCCCCAAAAACTAAGTACGTCTTAGATGTTTCAACCATCACCGATCTGTTTCTAAAGTCTGTGGTAGATGAAGATCCATTATCTGCCCAACTACCAACCAGCATCAAAGATGGAAGTGTTGATTTAGATGTGACGTTAGCACTCACGCCTTTATACCCAAGAGTAATGCGTCCCTCAGTAGCAGTTGGAGTACCGTTAACAAAGGTTCCTTGAATCTTTAAAACAGCTCCATCACGCCATGAAGTAAAGTTCACACTTGATGGAGTTCCAAAACCTGTAAAGGTAGGCGTGTAAGCCATTGGGCTATCAACAGGCGCACCATACTGCACCACTTGAGGGCCTAAAATAATATTATCCAACTTCAAATTAGTCGCAGTTGCAGTTGTAACGGCTCGATGAATAATGAGTCGATAGCTTGTTGAATTTGAAGCTGTCTGAAAAGAACCAGTGTGTTTATAATTAATTCCAGTCACTGCACCTTGAAGCTGATATCCAGCAGGCTGGATTAAAGAAGCATTTGTGACATCGTAAATGTAAACTACAAAATCACCAGTCGCAATTGTCACATCAGTTGCATAATCAAAACTAAAAGTTAAAACTTTAGCCTTATCAGCAGAGTCGATTGTGAAATCATAACTTGCACCTTCGCCTTGAAGATTAGCAGCAGTCGTGGTGATAAGAAAAGATCCTTCGTCACGAAGTGGAGAAGATGTAGAGCGGGTTAAAGTAAGAGTTGGAGATCCACCTGTACCATCAACAGGAGAAGATGCAGCAGCGTCAGCGTAAGTTGCCCATCCACTCGTGTTCTTATGTGCTGCAGGATTTAAGATGTAATTCTTTTGAGCGGCCATGCCGCCTTCGATTTGGTTTGCTTGAACAACTATTTTAGATGACATTATTTGACACTCCTTGTAGTCTCGATCCATCTATCAGCCGTTGAATCATATTGTAATTCTAAAGAATCGTATAACGCTAATTCACAGGCTCCGTTTAATATCGCACCTTTTGCCGCATCGTTATGAGGAACAGTAACGGTGTTTGATAAACTTCCTCCGATTAATTTAATTATAGTTCCATCAGTCCATCCACCGCCTGCACCAAAAGGAGTTGTGGATGTTGTTACAGCAGCACCATTACCCGTGATTCGACGCATCTGCATTTGAACTGAAGTGCTAGATGTGATCGAGCCACTGGCTGAAATATTTTCATTTGCATAAGTGGTAAAACCGCCAGCACTACTACCACCAGAACCACCCACAACGCGCCAACGAGATGAATTAAAATCATAAATTAAAAAAAGTGAGGCATTATTTGCCAGCGATAAATCGGCACCAGTACCAGTTAATATTCTATCAGCAGCCGTGCCAGTTTCATTTTTGATATCAATCGCACCGCCAACACCGTTCGTTATGACAAGAAGCATCCCTTGTGTAGATGGAGCCACAATTGTTCTAAGTGATGTCAAAGAAGCATTTGTAAATTTGTAATATAAAGTTGATGGGGTAGCTAAATCAACATCAGCACCAGTGGCAGCTGCGTCAACCGTTTGAGCTATTTTAATTATTCCGTTAAGAATAGACGCAACACTTGCTGTAAATGTGGAGTTAGACGTTAAACCATCTTGAAATGTTTTAAGACCAGCGAAAGTTTGAGCTATAAGATTTACTGCTCCAATTACAGTTGCTGATGCTGGAATTACCGATGCACCTTTACCAGTTACTGAGACACTATGGTCATGCCCACTTAAATTATTAAACTGCGCTGTAAGTAAATCAATGCGAGTTTTTAAATCATCAGTTGAAACACCGACATCGTTTGAGCTCCATGTGGGTTTTACGTTATGAGCAGTTCCAGCCGCTCTACCAGAAAAAGAATTTAATGAATTAATTTCTCTCTGTGCATTTGTAACCGTTGCACCAGAGGCCGCATCAGTGTTGGCTAAGTTCTGTTTACCAGTAGTCGTGGACTCAGCGCTCTTCGACATAAAAGCATTATTAAATGTACTGGCTTCAGCAATATTTCCGTCTGATACACTCATGTCACTACCCTCAAAATAAGTTTGCCAGTTTCAAAATAACCAGCCCCTTTGATTAATTCTTTTAGTTTGTATGAAATTCCATTTTTAGATTCTTCCGTTTTATCAAGAAGCACCTTGTAAAAGGTGTTTGGAGTATCCCTATCCGGCATGAACTCAAACTTAGATTTCGTAGTTATGTAATTCATAAAAGTACGAAGATTATCCAAACCACCAGACTGATTTTCTATTGTCGTTTGAATAGATCTAACGGTTAAATTCGTGGCGTATTTGATATTCATTTGAATGAATCTTACGTCACCGAAATATACAACCTGAACTATCCCAGATGCTGACTCATTTACAACCGCGTCGTTCTTTTCCAACCAATTCTCAGATGGGATATGTTCTTCAAGTAATGCCTGTGGTCTATAACGTGAGCCAGATTCATTTTGAGCAGCGTAGGTTGAGGCTCCAGTCTTATTTGAAGAAGTCGTATATCCGAGCATTGCCCACGCGGATACGCTCGCGCGCGTGCCTGTATTAGCGCGTAGAGTAAAGTTCGAAGTAGATGCAATAGTGATAATTCGAGTAGAACGATTTAACGAAACCGTGTAACTCAAGGCTCCTGCTGCATCCAATGCATCTTTTACGGCAACCAAATATTCAGTGATCGTGTAATCACCAGCCGCTATCGTTGCTTGTAATTCAGATCCGCCCTCATCGAAATCAATTGCATTGTTTGTAGAATCTACCGTGTGACCGAAAAAGAATTGGGAGAATGTTGTCAAACTCATGAGATATTCGATCCTAAAAGTGTAATGCCATTTGCCTGAGCAGCTTCGTTAATTGTTTCGATGATTTTCAATCCTACCTCACGAGGGTCTGAGGTAAAGACATCGCTGATACTTATATTAACATTTATGCTCGTTTTAGATCCGCCTTGATTCGCTAAGAATTCTGTTAAATCTTTATTCGTTTCACGTGGAACTACTCGTTCTTGAGGAGCCAACACAGCTGGGAAATTATCGTTTGCTCCAATGCCAGGAACAGAATCAATACCGGTTGCTAAAGGAGTTGCTGCTATTTTTGATATATTTGCTGCCGTTGCAATACCAGCTGCAGCCGCAAATACACCACCGAGAACTGGACCACCTATCCCTGCGCCAACTTTATAAGATCCCTGTACTGCGGCATATCCATCAATTGTTGCCTGTGCAATGGCCGCAGCTTTACCTATCGCCATAAGTTCTTTACTGTTTACCTTTTGAAGTGTAGCCAAATCCCCAGCAAATTTAGAATATCCTTGAAGCTCTGCCTTTTTAGCATCATCTTGTTTTTTTTGATCGTCTATTATGGTTTTCTGTTTTTGCATTGAATATTTTTGATCCAACGCAGCTTTTGCAATTTCAAATTTTTCTTTTTCGCCTAAATGTGTGGCTTGCCAATCCATCAATTGTTGAAGTTCAGTATTATAATTATCTTCCAACAATGCGTCTCTAGCGATTTGATATGCTTCGTCTGAGATTAATTTATTTTCGTTTTGGAATTTATACTCTTCTAAAAATAAATTGTTTTTTTCAGTAACAGTATCGAACCCAGACACTAAAGAATTTACAAATTCATCGTTAGCAAATTTTGCATTAAATTGAGCGTTCTGTAATGCTTCAGTATTTGTTTTTAGAACTGTAGTTTTTTGTGAAGCAACATCTAATGCTGCATTTGCAGAATCATATGTTTGAATATTTGTCGTAAGTTTATCAACGGCTCCAGAAATACTTCCTAAAGCTGTTTCTATTTTAGTAGTTGATTCCATCGTGGTGACTACTAATTTTTCCTGAGTATCTATCTGCATTTTTATTTTTTCAGCCTGAGCCTCAAGCATTGGCACTGTTTCAGCAGCGCTTTTGCCAAAATAAACATACCCAGCTCCACCACGTTCTAATGCTGCACGAGCTTTTTCTAATTCAGCATTAGTATTCACCTGAGCTGATTTAAATCTGTCTAATTGATCCGCTGCTTGATTAAGTCTCAATGCGTTCATTTGACCCATAAAATAAAGCGCTGATTGTGCAACGGAGTTAAAAACAGTTGCTAGAGGTTTTAAAGATTCCGCAACAAAAACTTTTAAAGCTGGTCCAGCATCCATTAAAATTGCACCAATATCTTTTATCGCTGCATTTAGAGCTGCCATAGCTGAAATTATTGCTGGGTTTTGTACAACAGCGTTGCCGATTATTTTAGTAAAGTCCTGCCAAGTATTTGAAAGAAGTTTCGTCTGTCCTTCAAATGATTGCAGTTTCCCAGCCCCTGCCCCTTGAATGTCTCCAAGACCTTTTAAAATATTTGAAAGATTTTCAGCCTTAGAAGATCCTTCTTCAATTTGAATACCGTATCTTTTAAAAGCTTCAGTACCACCTTCAATTCCTTTTGCAATAAGTCTAGAAGCCGCATCAAGTTCAATATTTAAAGCAGATGCTAAATCAATTGCTGCTTTCGTTGCTGGAATTAATGCTTCTTTACTTAAGCCTGTAATATTTTCAATCATCGCAGCAGAACTTAAAACAGCATCGTCACCGAAAATAGAAACCTCCTGCATGGCAGAAGCAAAATCTTCCATTTCTTTTCTGGTATTTTTTGTAGCAGTTCCTTGCCTTGTCATGGCCTGAACTAAATCATTAAGAGCTGTCTCTGTTTCGATAGCAGCTTTTATTCCATCAACTGTTAAAGTTTTAAAAAAAGAAAGTGCTGCATTTCCTACGGCTTGAAATGCACCTAAAACAACGTTCCCAGAAATAAAACCAGTCATTGTCTCCATTGATTTTTGAAAAAAAGAAGTATTCTTTGCACCATTCTTTGACATTTCTTCAACTGACTTTTGCATGTCAGCCATAGATTTTGCCATCATTTGACTAGCCGATTTCATTTGAGTCTGAAGCTCTTTAGTATCAGCAGATAATTCTATTACTAGTTCGTCAATTGTTGCCAAGAATTCTCCTTAGTCTGGATGTCTCTCCATCATATCAAGTAAATCGTCTCTTGTGATATTGTTGGCTAAATGTGGGAATTTTCCTTCATAGAGGTGCCAAAATTCTTGCATTGTTAAACGCCAAAATTCATCGGGTGATAATCCAAGGCCTATACATCCCATTTTGAAATATTGATCCCATTTCATAACGGGAGGCGGTGCATTGTTCTTTACTATTGATCTGTTTTTTTTTGACGAGTCTTCATAACCTCGCCTAAAAATGAGGCGGCCTTCATTGCAACATCAAGCATCCCGTGCTCTACGCATTTCTCCCCAAATTCTTGATATTGAATTTTTAAGCCGCCGCCTAGAACACCGCCGAATAAAATAGCTATCGCGTGCCTTGTCGAAATTTTACTTTTGCTAACTGAATTAACTAAATCCATTAATCCACATCCAGCCTTATCTTCCATCTCAAGAAGACCTTCAAAGGTAGGACGGAGGAGATATTTCACCCCTCCAATTTCGATTTCAGTTTCACCGCGAAATTTATTAGCCATTATACCTCAGTATATGCAACAGCTCCCGACGATTCCATGCTCATCGAATATGTGCTTTCTGCATTATATTCGCCAGATTGTTCCATAGAAGTAATCTTAAAGCAACCGCTCCAATAGTCTCCTGCAGAATTTACAAGCAACTGCCAGTTGCGAAGGGTCTGAGCCAATGCCAAAGTACGAGCTTTTTTAAATGTGAATTCGTCTTTGAAAACGCCATCACCTGAAAGTGAAACGCCACGAATACCAGCAGCATCAAGAATTTCTTTCCATTGTGAAGAATCTTGATTCGTAATATCGATCGCTTCAGCTTCTAAACTAAACGAGCTAGAACGAAGTCCTGCGATAGTTTGAAAAGCTTCTACAGCAGTACCGGTTCCATCTGCATCAATGTTAATTGTAGATCCACCTAGGGTTGTGGAAATCTTAAAAGCATCAGCAGTTAATCCAGCTGAAATAACATAATATGTTGTATTTATCGCAGGAACGGTAGTCGTAACAACTGCAGAAAATCTAACGACATCTCCAGCTACCAATCCATGTGCCGTATAACCGACTAAATCAGTTGCTGCTGTGAAAGTTACCGCTCCAGAAAAGCCATTGCCGACTTTCAAAAGAAAATCTTTGCCGCCTTGAGCTTCTTGTGTTTGTGACATTTTAGTTGCCTCCCATTAAAATTTTAAATCTTTGTATTCCATGATACGTGACAGCATCAGGATCTACAATAATGTTTGAAAAATCATAACGCATTGACACGACGGTAAACTCCGAAATAGTCGGAATCCAACGGTGTAAAAGGTTATAAATATCGTTTTGAATATCATGAAGTGCGGCTCTGCCACGGCTTCCAGGTCTTGCCCATAAATTAATTGTTATTGTGCCATCAAAACCGTCAAAAGTATGTGTATCCCATGGTGAGAAATCCATTTCTCCTATTTGAACGAATGGGAATCCTTGATTGTCAGGTACGAAGTCAAATACACCAGTTAATTTTGCCATTAGAGGAGCGTTACCCGTTAGACGCGCGTATATGGCTTTCTGTAAAAGAAGTCTACCGTCGCTCATTTTAAAGCCTCTTTCGAAGCTCTAATCATTATTTTGGATATTTTTGGAAGCATTTTTAAAAATGCAGGTCTAAGCCAAGGACGTTCACCCATATCTTTAGTTCCAAATTCTAACCACAGACCATAGTTTAAATTCGTACCTATTTGAGCAGTAATTTTTTCATAATTTACATCAAATTGAATACTTTTAACCAACATTCCAGTATCAGAATTTGGTGGGTATCCCTCTTTAGATGCTGTGTGTTTACCGTATGTAATGCCACTAGATTTATGGGCTAAAATTGATTTCACGGCTTCGCCATGAATTAATACAGCGGATTCTCCTAAAGCCAAAGACAAGGCTTTATTTTGTTTTGGAGTTATGGTCTCCAATTTTTTTACCAAAGACGAAAGACCGATTGGTTTAAAAGCTATTGCAAAGCTCATGTTCCAGTCCTCTCCGTTGCTAAGATTTTTATCCACTCTTTGATTTCATTCTCTATGATTAAAGCTTTTATTTCAAAATATCTTGTGCCAAATTTTATGCGCATCTTTGCAGTGACTCCAGCGACATAACGAATAATTATTTCATGATCTGTTCTTGGTTCAATACGTTGTGCAAAATTCACTTCCTTAACAATCTTTGGAGTAAGCTTTGCCCATACAGTCGTGAACGTGGACCATGTTTCAGTCTGTCCACCAGAATCATTTGCAGCAAGTGACAAAGTCTCGATTACAATCCTATGGCGTAAATCTGAAACTTTGTAGTCACAACAAGCCATTAAAATCTCATCAATCTATATGATCCTAAAAGCGCCTGAGCTGATTTAGGAATTGTCATGTCTTCACACCCACGATTGGAATAAAACTTTCCAACCATCTCGATTATTGCTTGTTTAATTGGGTACGGAACAGCAGCTGCAAGTCCATAGCCACAAACGAAACGAACCACAATCCCATTCACAGGACGTAAAAAAGTAGTGGGCCATGTAGTGCCGTTCTTTAAAGAAACTCTTCCATTCTCTGTAAATGCGTCCACGATATAATCAGCGGAATCCATCGTATAAGCAGTTCCATCATCGTCGTATGTTTTTAAATAAGTAACGCTTTGAAGAGGAGGGAATGGGATATCTAAATAATTTTTTACAGATAAATACTCAGATAAAGCACCGTCTGTAACGGAATCAGGAGCCAGTGAATCGAAATTAAATTCAGCGGGAAAAGAATCTAACCATAAATCCCATGTCTGAGTTATGAATTTTTTATTAGTAAATGTTTCTGCCATCTCACGAGCAACAGAAATGAAAGTCGTAAGCATTGTATCATCGTCTGAGGTGTCGATCCGCAAATAAGCCTTAACCTCTGTTAGAGTTACTGGCTCGCTTGCTGGAGCGGTAACTAGTTTCAGAGCTTGCTTTTCCATTTTTGCGTCCTTTCACACTTCCAAGACTTTTATTAAGAACAGGCTCGTGCACAGCATAAGCTATATTCGAGCCTGTAAACTCTTTGGCTATTTCGTCGGGGAAATTATATTCCTGTCCACTGTTAAGCCAAACATTTTCTTCTGGATAAAAGAAATTTTTTAACATTCTTATTAACATAAGAAGCCGAGAGGATTTCTCCCCTCGGCATTTCCTTTTTAATTAAGCAGCAGGGCAATGTTGAGGAGCAAGAACAGCGATCGCACCAAAGGTAATACCGTTGGTGTGAGTGCCGACTAAGTTTCCTACAACGCGCACATAACGCTTGCTACCAATGTAATTACATTTGTAAACAGCGTCATCTTCAGCAGCATCGTCGATTTTTGCAAATGTGCCAGTGTTTGCACCAGTCACAGCAGCATCGATGTCAGCATCTGCGCAGTCGCTCCAAGACGAATTGTCATCACTATGCTCTACTTCTAAAGCAAGGTAAACGGATCCGCTTAGAGTATCTCCCGATGTTCCTACGTGAGCAACAAGAGCAACGCCAACACTGTCTTGAGTGTCAACGCCGCTACCATTTACGTCAGCAGTACGAAGCAAAGGAAGAACACTATTTACGAGTTTAAGATTATTTTGAATATCTTTTACAACGCTCATTTTATCCTCCTAATTATGCGCTAATTTTTTGAATTTTGAAAGCTTCGAAGTTCTTCACGCCGCCGCCAACACGTTTGGTTGTATAAAACTCAACGTATGGTTTAGCAGAATAAGGATCACGAAGTGTTCGAATTCCGATACGATCGACAATTTGGTAAGCCATTTTGAAGTTACCGAATGCGATAGCAAGTGCGTTTGCAGCAACTGCTTCCATATCGTCAGCTTCATTGATGGGATATCCTAAAAGTGAATCAGGTTGACCAGCTTGTAAGCCAGGTGCCCACAAATATTGGTTTTGTGAATCTTTGAGTTTACGAACAGCTGCAACAGTTGCGCGTTTCATAAGGAAAGATGCGCCGACTTTATAAGGAGCTTTCAATGCATAAACAAGAGAAATAAGACCATC